GGCTTTGTGCGTGCTTTTGACGCACGTTTAGGAGTCGGATTAGGTTCTGAGATTGATGAGGGTACAACTAGATACTACTTCTACCATATTCATGTGAATCTGGGAAAGAATCTAGTGACCAGAGATGCCTTAGTAGTTATGCTACCACAGCATTTTTCAAGTACTGATTACTGTCAGCATACACATGATTGCTGCGGTTGTTGGTATCGAACTAATGTATCAGTAGCAAACCCACATGGTAAAGAGGGAATTAGCTATTGGGTAATTGACCAATGGAATCAAAAAGTATGACAAAGTATAGAGAAATTAAAGTAACAGTCCTAGCTATGGACAACAAAGATGATGATCTACAAGGTTGGTTATATGATGCTATAACTGAGGCCTTAGTAACGACAGAGGGTGAGAGAATTACATCTTTTGAAATTGGGCAACCTGTGGAAAAATAATTCTTGACTTTTTCTGGTTAGTAGTGATATAATATCTTTTGAAAATTGAGATAAACCCGTCACATTTACACAAGACGGTAGTCCGTACCCTTCAAGCGGACTATAAAGTGTATGGCTGAAGGGGGTTCTGAGAACGACCGTGAGTTCTTGGGTGTGTTTATAGATTTGTGTACCCATAATCGATGATTTAAAACAGCAAACGCAGGGGGAGATGCCGTATAATGGGTATCTCAAGGTAATCCACCGAGGTGGGCATGATTACCAACTAATTAGAAGAATCCCAGTACGTACTCGCTCTGCTGGGATTTTTTTATGCGTGCCTATAAATAATTCTTGACTTTTCATCCCAAATCGTGAGATAATAGTAGTTCAAAATTTAGGGAGAAAATTTTAATGTTAAGAAAACATGCACAGTTTACACCTGACCCTATTCTACAGAAAAAACGTAAAGAGAAACCTACGTTTGAGTTAGTAGAGTGGTGGCCTACAAAGAAACTACCTGTTAATCCGGTAGCTAAATGGGAGACATTTAAATGGGAGAAGTAGTACAATTTCCTACTGATATAAAGCCTCAGAACTTAGAATTACGCTTACGTGTAATGGCTGACGTTCTTGAGGAAATCGGCGCACACCTACACAATTCTTATAAACAAGTAAAAGAAATGGAAAATCAATATAACCATGTGCAAGATCAATATGATACTTTATTACTAGAGTATGCGAATGATGTTGGTCATGAGAATGTAGAAGTGGGCTTATTAGAGTACAGTTCCAAAGTGGAAGCTGATGTAGACGGTGATGGGGATATAATAATGAAGTTAAGAGACGAAATAATGGAATCTCTAACTAAGCAACCAGGAAACCCCGAAGAGAATGCACAGGCATTAGCCTTGAAATCAATAGAAGGGCTAATGGAAACTTTAAACCAATTTCTGGAGAAAGAAAAGAAGTGAATTATACGGAAGATCAAACAAAACATATAATAGAAGCATATCAAAAGAATCCTAATAGAGATACAGTTGAAATGCTAGCAGATGAGCTGCAAAAGAGTGTAAAGTCGATAATCGGAAAGCTATCTAGGGAGGGAGTATACAGACGTGAAATCTATAAAACAAAAAGTGGGGAATTACCTGTCACTAAAGTGGAGATCGTTTCAAATATTGCTGATTCATTGGGAATTGAAGTGGACTCTCTACTGGGCTTGGAGAAAACTCCAAAAGCCACCCTTAAAACACTTGAAGAAGCAATCGGAGGCATAGAATGATGTGGGACGAACAATTAATAATCGCAGCGGGGTTAGCAATCTTTGCGGGTGCTATATTCCTTTATTCATTTACAGCATTTTAAGCGGGGTCTCAACGGGTGCGTATAGTTATTTATTCAGCAATTATCGGGGCGATACTAGGAAGTAGTTTCGTTTATATTACTTTAGAGGATGGATTTGCATATCCTTATAGCTGGGGATTAGTAGATGGATGAGTTTTTAGAGATATTTTTAGAAGTATTAACATTATTTGGAATAGGATACATTGTTATTCTTGTAATTACATTACTATTGTGATACCAACTATAACCCCACTCAGACAGGAAAAACAGGATTTATATGGACAGATTCTTATATATACTTACTATTATCTTAACTGTCGCAATGTTCTTATGGACAGCGAATGTGATAATCGAGAAAGTCGTGGAACTTTTTCTATGAGAGAGTTCCTAATCAACGCTATAATCATATTCACACTGGGATTATTCGCTACAGTTCCCGTGATGATTCTCCTATGGGCACTAGGTTTAGTACAATTATGAAAAATTTTGAATGGTCAATAGGTCTTAAATCATCGGCGAATCGCACAAAATTAGAACGAATTTTGAGAAACATATTTAAAAACCGAATAAGTTGTAATATTGTTATTTAATTTATCCGGTCATTGTATAGTCGAAATCAATACATAATTGAAATGATTTAGGAGGGATTGCAGATTGTCGGTTAAATTGGAAGATTTGGGCATTCCGCCTTCTCCCTTTATTCCGAAGGCGGTGCATAAATATCTTCAATTCAAACTTCAATCTTGGCTTTGTAAAAATAATCGATTGACTTTATTGTCTATCAATTTATGATATATTTTATCACACTTTTTGGAATATGTAAAGAATTGTTTTTCCTTAGGTATTCGTAAGTAAGGAGTGTACACGCTCCCCGTGAGGTAAAAAAGTTTCATTTTTCTGACCACATGACGAAAATAATCCTTGACAAGCATGCTGATTTTCGATATAATACAAGGTATGAAAATTAACAGGAACAAAACTAGATCACATTTTATCCTCTTCGACTGCGATAGTCCTTTTGGCGGAAAAAAGTTCGTAGACCGAAAGAAAAGGTCGAAGCGGGGTTACAGAAAACACAGGAGGCAGTATGACTGATGAGCAATTTGAATGGTTTCAGATAGTCGGTGGTATGTGTGCAGACGGTCTGAAGTTTGAAGAGGCAATGGCTTTTTGTAGGAGAACTATGGAAATGCCAACGGATATCTTCCTATGGATGATACAGAGACAACGTAGTGCTTCTACCAAAGCGAAGGAAGCGTGCTAAGCCGCTTCCCGATCCAATGGAACTTATTAGAAAAGCAAAATTAATCTTAGAAAACGGAAAAGAATACTGGAGGTATTATGAAAACACCTATTTACAACGTAGACCGTGCAACCATGATGAAGTGGAGGCGCAAGGGCAAGAAGGTAGTTTCTCACGGAAGCTATCGAGCCAAGAGAAAGCCAAACTCACCACGCGTCGCTACCGGAGGCTAGAACTGTGAATAACCTTTTATCGGGAAAAGCCGTCTGGATGACCAAGATGCAACAAAAGCACGCTACAGGTACGGGAGTAACAGACTTCTCATATGTAGTGGGAATATTTAGTAATGAAGAGTACGCTAAAACTGCGGGCAAAGTAGAAGAAGCTCGTAGAAAAGCACCCGAGTATAATCATGACTATAGATATGTGGTAACAAAAGTCAAGTTAGATGAACTCCATGTTGTATGGGATATTGAAACTGTGCATAGGAGCTTCACAAAATGATGGAGTTGCAATATGAAAAAAATTCTAGCAGTAGTAATACTGTTTCTGAGTCCACTGAGTCTGGCGAACGACGTGGACTGTCTAGCAAAGAACATTTACTGGGAAGCAAGAAATCAGTCGATCAACGGCATGTACGCGGTCGCAAAAGTAACACTCAATCGAGTAAACGATTCGCGTTGGCCCAGTACCGTTTGTGCCGTGGTAAAACAAAGAAAGCTCAGGGGTGGTTCTTGGATATGTCAGTTTAGTTGGTATTGTGACGGACTTTCCGATCATCCTACTCATAAAGAAAGTTGGAATATGGCAAAGCTTATAGCCACTGTTACTATAGAGTATGGAACCGAAGAGCAGTTTCTAAATAAAACCTATTGGTATCATAGTAATAAAGTGAATCCTTACTGGGCTTCCGCCTACAACCCTACAAGGGTAATCGGCGATCACATCTTTTACACCGAAGAATAATTATCTAAAATTATACCGTATCTCTGTCTCAACCTTATGTTTCAGAGATGTGGTATTTTGTCCTTCCCACTTCATCTTAAACTTCCAGTTGTGACTCTTAAACTTTACGCCAGTTTCGAAAGATTCACCGTCAGTCATTGGACCTGCTTCTATATAAGCATTACCCCATTTCATGCCTGCGCGTAAATGATTGACAGTTTTATCATGTAAAGAATTGATGTATTTTTGTTCCCATTTCCACTCAACGTATGGATATGACTCTGCGAATGCTGGTGCAGAAAGCAACAGCAGTAGTGGTAGATATTTCATTTTACACTCCGAGTATAGTTTTGAGATCTGGTGGGAAGAATGTGTCAGGTTTTAATACCTTACCATCTTCTCTTTTGATTGGCTTACCGTCTGGCCCTAGTTTACTCATATTGCTAGCGTGAATCTCTTTGAAGCACTCATCTAGATCAATTCCGAAAGCATGTCCTGCCCCGTATACTACATATAGTAGATCGCCTAATGCGTCTGCAATTTCAACCATATCTTTATTATCTATGGCGTAATGTAGCTCATCTAGTTCTTCTTCAATCAGATCAAGTCTGAGTCTTTGAATCTCTTCCTCTGGAAAGGTAGGTACAGCATTTACTTCCTGTCCCATAGCCTCCATAAAGTCTTCAACCAACTCAAAATTTGTGCCGTCCATTATTTTCTCCTAAAGTTTTACTGCTAGAACTATTAGTATCGCTATTAGTAGCATATTGACCATTAATAGTTCTAATCCGAGTATCGTATGATACCAAATCCAACGTGTTTTATATGCATTATCTATGCTCATTTCTTCAGGGTCTGGATCTTCCCAGAGTACCTGCGTTCGTGTAAAAAACCGTTTTACCCTGCTAAGTGGTTTAGTAGCCCCATCGCTAGTATGAATGTTGCCACGCCGTTTAACATTATCATTGCCCTGTCTTTCCAGACTAGACTTACGTATATCCATCCTATCATTCCTGTTAGTGACAAACAAAGATCCAAAAAGGGATCATATTGTGCTGCTCTTATTGCCATTGCCATAAGTAGTAGTATTGATGCAATCCATTTTACATACCAATCAAAAGTATATTTCGGAGTTGCAGACTTAAATATCCGGTTAGAATTTTCTATCTCTTCCGGGGTGAACTTGGGCTGCTTGTCGTCTGCGTTCTCTGGCAATGGCTGACTTTTTTGCTCTGTGTCGCTTGGCACTTGGAGACTCATAGGACTCTCGCTCTCTGACTTCAAAAATCACCTCACTACTTTTCTTTTTGAAAACACGTAATGCGCTCTCTACATTATTATTTCTAACTTTTACGTACATTTTTTAAATGGCCATCCTTTGGCTCTTAGGTGAAACACCTGCTTTGTTATTGCCCCTGGAGTGCGGTCTGGAAGCTTTTTATATAGTTCTTCTCGTGGAATAGTATAATAATAAGCCAATAATATACCTCTTTCAGCTCCGCTCCATGGTCTTTTAGTATAACTTCTCATGACATCTATTATACCAAAGAAAAGGGCTCGTGTCAAGAATTATTTTTCTAATGACATTCTAAAAAAATTTCTTGACATTTCAGCCATTTGTTGATATAATATAGTCTGAAAATAATGTAATAACCACCTGATTGAAACGGAGGAACTCTTGGAAACAGCAATAGTAGTATTTATATTCTGCCTAATAGGCTGTGGTATACACAGTTGGCGATTGGGACGAAGAGATGGGATCAATGGAACAGTCGAGTATCTAATAGATAAAGGAATCCTTGAAGTAGATGACGAATTATGACATTCAAATAACAGCAGTACACGATAGAAAGGGCGGAATGATCGAAACCAAGTATGTAGCTTCAATTCAAGATAAAAAGTTTTACAGGAATACAGCGTTAGACGCGTATTTTGCTGTACAAGAATATTTAAAGGAATTAGAGTGCAAGTCACCTATTATAGATCCATAAAGTCCCCTTTACTTTCTCCTGTCAGTGCGACAGAGATGGTCTTGAGGGCTAATAACAGGCTAAATGCCAATAATAAACCGAGGACCGTTAGGCCTCAATATCGTACCGTTATGGACGATCGGAGAAAAGAAAATGAAAAGTATAGGAACGATTTCAGTAGTATTTATGCTACTGTTAACAGGGCTTGTCGCACCCACGCAAGCACTAAGTAAGACAGCCGCATATGGCATATGTCAAGCGGCTATAAAAGATCAATTTGGAAAATCAACACTAACTCGATTGAAGAAAATAGATGTCTATCGAGGCAACATAACAGTTCTAGCTACAGCGATACCAGTAGATAGTTCTAAAATGATTGCAACCTGTGCTTTTCCAAAAGCCGAGGACGGGACTGTAACTTTAACTACTAAGTACGCATCCTAGGAGAATCGGCATGAATATGACAACAATGGCTAAACTAACTCTATCAGATTTCCCTAAGTTTTACTTAGGATACGATAGGTTTAATCCTGACTACTTCGCAAGTACTCTGGATGGGAATTATCCCCGATATAATGTAGTAAAAGTCGGCGATACAGGGTACCGAGTTGAAGTCGCTGTTCCTGGTTGGGACAAAGGTGATATAGATATTAGCTTGGAACAAAACAACCTCAAGATTGAAGGTAAAGTCAAACAGTCTGAGAACGACAATGAAGAATTTCTTTACAAAGGACTGAGTGGTAAGTGCTTTACTAAAGTGTTTCGTGTAGGCGATAATGTGCAAGTAACAAAAGCATATATGGAACGGGGATTACTATGTGTAGATCTGGAAGATATAACTCCAGAAGAAGATCTACCTAAGCATATCCCTATAACTTGACAGCTGCGGGCTTCGGCCCGCTTTTTTGGACTTATTATGTTTGGAATGATAAAGATGTTACCGCTTCTTTTAATTATAGGTGGAGCGGGGTTTGGATACCATAAAATAGTAATAAATGAGAAAGACAACAGAATTAATCAACAGCAGATGGAGATAGCTGCAGCAACACAACAAAATGTAGCACTACAGACTGCTGCTCAAACGAATGAAAAGACTATTCGTAATTTAGAAACACAGATGAAGAAACAAGCTGAAGCATTCTCAGCACTAACTAAGAAAGCTAATAAGTTAGAATCTGAAAAGCAACAGTACATGAAAATTTTTAAGAAACATGATCTTACAAAACTCGGACGTTCTAAACCAGAATTGTTAGAGTCTAAAATGACCAAGGCGACTAGTAGAGTATTTCGCCAAGTTGAGGAAGATAGTAGGGAATTAGATGAAGCAGACGATCCTAGCGATGAGCTGCCTTACGTTGCTAATTAGCGGATGTGGCAGTTTACCTAAAGTAGATTTTTCACCACCTGATCCTGTAAAGGTTATTACAGAGGAAGTAAGGATGGAGATATACCAACCTCCTCTACCTGAAGAGATCACGATGGAAGATGTCCAGTGGTTTGTGATTAACAAAGATAACTGGGACGAATCAGTAATAAAAATAGAAGAAATTTTAGGCGGAGACTTTGTATTATTTGGTTTACTGCCTCAAGGATATGAAAGTATGGCTTATAACTTGCAAGAGATGCGTAGGTTTATAAGACAGCAAAAAGAGATTATCCTATACTACAGAGAAGCCACCGATCCAGGCGATGAAGCCGAGGAATGGTTAGAAAAGAACGAAGAGTTACAAAATGACTGATGAGTTTGAACACGAAGTTAAAGACAACTGGTTAGTCTATTGGTGGAAACGCATATGGTATGAAGAGTACCACCTAACAATTTATTTTGTAGCAAATAAAACTGTGGACGAACGTGGTCGTGAAACATATACTCGTACTCCCAAGAAGTATAAAGCTTCTAGAATTTATACTCTTAAGCCGAACATTATCAAGTTCAAAGATGATAATGATCAGATTATTGAAATCAAATCAGCGGAGCCTATGAATTGGGATCTTGTGAAGAGATACTAAATGCGAGTAATAATTATAGGCATACTTTTATTAGTATGTATGCCTACTTTTGCTTCAAAACCGAAGCAACGAGATATAAACACTTGTGTGGAGGCAATACGTTATATCTACGGTAGCCACACTATTTATAAATTTAAACAGCAAGCCATTATGAATGGTAGAAAACATTTAAGTTTTACTATTGTTCCTATGGATAGGAAAGGGGATATGATGTTCGGAAACGATGCTGATAAGTGGGATTACGGTAGGCAACGATCAGCAAAGTGTATCCTTAAAGGCAAAGCATTAATAGGAGTATATTAGTGATAACGGAAAGTTTAATAAAACAAATTAAGTATGACGAAGGTGTAGTTCTGGGTGTTTACAAAGATCATCTAGGATACCCTACTTGTGGAGTAGGACACCTGATAAAAGAAACAGATCCAGAATACGGTCTGCCAGATGGAACATCTATTAGTGAGTCCGCATGTGACAATTATTTGAAACAGGACTTACAAATTGCTTGGGATGAATGTAAAATTTTGTATCAGCCCTGGTTCAAAGATTTTCCACAAGAAGCAAAAGAAATACTTATTAATATGATGTTTAATTTGGGCAGACCTCGCCTAACGAAGTTCAAGAACTTCAATAAGGCAGTTATGCGAAAGGATTGGAAAAGTGCAGCAGTTGAAGGGAGAGACTCACTATGGCACAGACAAGTAACAAAACGAGCCGAGAGGTTGATGGTTCGGATGGAGAATATTTAAGCTGCTATCAATGTGAGGAAGAAGTAGATTATTTATTCGCAGATGGACGATGCGAGAATTGTACACAGGAGGAATTATGTTAGTAGATGATGATTTTAGTTTAAAACACTACTCAATGCCTGACGATTTTACCGTTGTTCCGCATAAAAATCCTGTAGAAAGGATTACATACGTTGTACAACGTATGCAGGAACACATTGAGTATTTAGAAAACGCAGTAAAAGAAGAGCAAGCCGCAAAGTATAAAGCCTTTAAACGTATAGCGGAGTTAACAAGTGAGCGAGGGTAGGAAGTACGATGGTGAGAAACCTCAACTTTATCTATTACCACCCAAGTCCATAACCGAAGTAGGAAAAGTACTTACATTTGGAGCAAAGAAGTACGATGCTCATAACTGGAGAAAAGTAGACGACCTACAAAACCGCTACAGTAGTGCTGCTTTGAGGCATATCTTTGCCCATATAGATGGCGAAGAAAATGATGAAGAGACGGGGTTGTCACATCTCGCACATGCAATATGTTGTTTAATGTTTAAACTAGAGGATGAATTAATTGGGCAGAGTGAGAAAAAGGGACAACGAGAAGTTGAGCCCAGAGAACATACAGAAAGTGATAGATCTGTTGAATCAACCGACTCCTATCACGAAAAAAGACGCTTGTGGAATATTGAATATCTCGTATAATACTACGAGACTTAATAAAATAATAGAAGATCACGAAGATACACTAGCGTTTAGGGCGAAAAGAATTAGTCAAAACCGTGGGAAGCCTGCAACTCAAGCAGAGATTGCAGATGCTATCACGTCTTACCTACAAGGAGATTCTGTAATACAAATTGCAAAATCTCTTTACCGTTCTGCAGGATTTATAAAAGCTATTATAGAGCGCATAGGCGTTCCGTATCGACCTGGGCCTGGGGAATATAAAGATGAAATACATATGTTCCCTGATGAATGCATGAGTGAAGAATTTGAGGAAGGAGAAATAGTATGGTCTGCACGGCATCATTGTACAGCAAGAGTACAATTTGAATATACTTTAGAACACACACGAAAAATGCCCGGACTAGTAGAATTAGATTATGAAAAGAAGTATGGAGGTAAGTGCTATAATATATGGATTATGCAAGAACTAATTGATGATTCATCAGGTCATTGGATGGATTTAGAGGGTCAGCGCAACGGGTTCTTTGCGGCCGCGATAGCTTATGATTTAGGGCGGCTAACTCATCTTGAACAATACGGTATTGATCTTGGTAGGATTTGAAAAAAATTTCTTGACACAAATGTCATTTACTGCTATAATATAATTTCAAAAATGAGGGAACCAACATGGGCGACCGATTTTATAATCAACAATCTAGTAAGAGGAAACGCAAAGTGGCGTGGGATGATGAGAAGAAGGCGCAAGCCGTAGAGATGTACGAAGCCGAAGACCCTACTCCTGAAACATCTATGGAGATAGTAAAGGCTATAGCAGACGAGTTAAGTGAGAGTCCAAATGGAGTTCGCATGATACTCACCAAAGCTGGAGTTTATGTAAAGAAAACCCCAGCGACTGGATCAGCCAAGAATGGTGGCGGTTCAGGAAACAGCAGAGTTTCAAAAGCAGCCGCTCAAGAATCTCTGATCGCAGCTATCACAGACGCAGGTAAGGAAGTAGATGAAGAAATCATTTCCAAACTGACGGGCAAGGCAGCTGTTTACTTTACAGGACTTCTGAGCTAGGCTCAGTTTCCGACCGCAGAGGGAAGCCCATCTTCCCTCTGTTTTTTTACATCTAATGAAATGACCTTGAAATTAGTTCAGTAAAAGATTTTACCTACCTAATCTAAGGAGTTTCATGAAAAAGGAAGAACTAGCATCTCTTGTAACGGAGTATGGTGATGCTGTCATTACGTATCGTAGTGAGAACTCTAAAAAGCTAAAGTATAATGTTTGTACCTTAGACTTTAGTACTCAGTATATTCAAGACAAGAAGAATCGCGCGAAAGAATCCGAGGAGACTTTATTACTCTTCTGCTGGGATACAGATTCTTATCGCTTATTAAAACCTAAGAATATTACGAGTGTTGTACCATTAGCCTCAGTTTTAAAGAACGGAGACTAATATGGAACTTCATGAAGCACCAGCAGTATATGAACATGTAATCCATTATGACGAAGAAAAGCAAACACAAGTCCGAGTTACCGTCAATACTTTTAGGAGTGTTGAGTATCTTAGTGTACGCAAGTATTATATGGATTTTAATGAAGAATGGCTACCTACCAAAGAAGGGGTTAGCATGCCAATCGATTTTAACAACTCCAGAGAATTGTTTCGTTCCTTAATAGAGATAATCTCTTTAGCAGAATCTAAAGAATTAATTGAAGAACACTTTGGGGACTTAATAAATTCAGTTTATGAGCACGATTCCTGAAAAAATTCCTTGACTTTATTCCTATTTCTTGTTATAATATTATCTGAAAAATAGGGAAACCAATATGCAAAAATCTAATTCGGCGGTATTACAGTTGCTAGATAAAGCTAGTGATTTGTATTATGCGGGCACTCCTATCATAAGTGATGTGGAGTTTGATCGTTTAGCAGAAGAAAATGATTATATCTCAGTTGGACATGTAGTTCATCGAGGTATTAAGCATATCTACCCTATGAAGTCGCTTCAAAAGTGCTTTGATATTAATAACCCTCCTCTCAATATAAATTTAGATAACCTAGTTACCACTGCAAAACTGGATGGTGCTGCTGTGGCTCTAGTTTATGTTGAAGGTACTCTCTTGCACGCACTTACACGTGGAGATGGAGAGGAGGGTTTAGATATTACAGACAAGCTAAAACACTTAGTACCTGCTAAGATTCAACGCAAAGGCATTCTTCAGATAACTGGAGAAGTAGTAGCCCATAAAGATGTTCCTAATGCAAGAAACTTTGCGGCGGGTGCGTTGAACCTTAAAGAAGAATCAGAATTTCTTGACAGAGTTTCTGAAGGAAAACTAGTCTTTATAGCTTATGAAGCTCAGGAGAATACGTGTCAGACTTGGAAACAAGAGATGAAGTGTTTATCAAGTAATGGTTTTAAAACTGTCTGGACGGATATGATGTTTGATTATCCACAAGACGGCACAGTCTTTAGAATAGACAACTATCGAGATTATCATAAGATGGGAGAAACCTCTCATCATCCTCGTGGTTCTTTTGCTTTGAAGGAAAAGCAAGAGGGAGTAGTAACTAAACTACTTGATGTTGTATGGCAGACTGGAAAATCAGGTGTAGTTACACCTGTAGCAATACTTGATCCTGTTTTAATAGGAGAGGCGACTGTTTCGAGAGCAACCCTACATAATATGGAATATATAGAAGGTTTGAATTTAGAAATTGGGTGTATGGTAGAGGTCATACGAAGTGGTGAAATTATCCCTCGTATTGTCCGACGAGTTGAGGAAAAATAGTTCTTGACTTTTATCATAAATTCTGAGATAATAGTTTTTCAATTTTAGAGGAAAGTAATGCAAGCGATAAAAGCTCCAGTGTTTTGTCCATCTTGTGAGTACACACTTGTGTGGAGAGATGCTATTTTATACTGCGAGAATAAGTCTTGTAGTGCAAAACTTAGTAAGAAAATTGAGCATTTTGCTAAGACCATTAAGATCAAAGGTCTTGGGCCGAAAACTATTGAGAAGTTGGATTTAGGAAACTTTCATGAAATCTATCTTCTTGATGAGAACTGGGTAGCAAGTGCTCTTGGATCAGAAAAGTTAGCAAAAAGTTTAATGGAGCAGATAGAGCTTTCCAAAACTGTACCTCTAAATATACTATTACCAGCCTTTAGTATTCCTTTGATTGGTAAGACTGCTACTGAGAAGTTGTCCAAAGTTATTAATACATTGTATGAGCTTACAGAGGACAAATGTATAGAAGCAGGTCTTGGTCCAAAAGCAACAGAGAGTTTAATGCTTTGGCATGGGTATGAGTTTACAGATAATCTATATCACTTACCTTTTGACTTTAAATTCGAGAAGGTAACAAGAATTAAAGGGGGCGCAGAAATTGTATGTATAAGTGGCAAGCTGTCTAGTTTTAAAACGAAGGCAGAAGCAACAGATGCATTAACCGCAAAAGGATATTATGTTAAAACTAATTTAACAGGAAATGTAGATATCTTAATAAATGAGAGCGGGATAGAATCCGCAAAAACAAGAAAAGCCAGAGAGTCTGGCATAATGATAGTAACCAATCTATCAGAATTTTTAGGAGATTAGAATATGGCAACATTGCCTAAGTGGACTGATGAGCGCACTGAAGAGCTCACCAACTTTGTAGGGGGCGAATCCCCTATATCTCAAGATACTGTAGCAGAAGCTGCAGCACAACTTGAGACCTCTACTCGTTCTGTATCTAGCAAATTGCGTAAGATGGGATACGAAGTAGAACTAGCTTCTGCCAAGAGCTCAAGGGCTTTCTCTGAGGCTCAAGAAGCTACACTTGCTGCTTTTGTTAATGACAATAGCGGTGAGTATACATACGCTGAAATAGCGTCTCACTTTGAAGGCGGAGCATTTACTGCGAAGTCTATTCAAGGAAAAATCCTCTCTATGGAATTGACTGACCATGTCAAGCCAGCTCCAAAAGTAGAGACTCCTCGTACTTACTCTGTTGATGAAGAGAATACCTTCATCCAGATGGTTCATGACGGAGCATTTGTTGAAGCAATCGCTGACAAATTGGATCGTTCAGTAAATAGTGTTAGGGGCAAGGCTCTTAGCTTACTACGTGCTGGAGAAATTGCCGCCATTCCCAAGCAGGAACACACGAAAGGAGCAGCAAAGGACGATCCTTTGGCTGACCTCGGCGATGTTTCTGGAATGACAGTTGAAGCCATTGCCGAATCAATCGGCAAGACTGCTCGTGGCGTCAAGACTATGTTGACACGTCGTGGTTTGACAGCCGCAGACTATGACGGTGCTGCAAAGAAAGAAAAAGCTGCTTCTTAAGTAGTAATTCGGTACAGTCACAGTAGGGGAGCTGTGACTGTATTTTTTTATCATCGGGGGATCTAATTGAATATTTCTAGTGCTTTTCTAAAGCAAGTATTGGTTACACAAGACTTTGAGACTTGGACTCAAGTTCGTAAGCATTATTTGCCTGCAGAGTACCACAGACTGTTTACAGAAGTAGACAAACACTGTGAGAAGTTTCATAAGATGCCCACGATGGAAGATTTAAAATATGAGATTCGGGATACTGCTACAAAAGAGCTTCTTTATGCAGTAGAGAATGTAGAAGTAGATGCTGATGCATTTATGCTTTTACAGTATTTAAAGAATGAGTTTACCCAAAAGGAAATTCTAAATAAACTCGAAGATTATGTTGATAACTCTATATCTTTTGAAGATGCAGAGGAATCAGTTTCTCATCTACACCAAATAGTGATGGATGTCGAAGATAAGGTTGAATTAGAAAAGCCGCAGGAGAGTATGCAACGTATTCCCCTATTCGAACCAGATGAGGAACTTGGTAAGTACCTACCCCTCGGACTCAATAGTGAGTACGATCACGAGATATCATTCTCCCCCCGAGATTTGATACTTGTCGGTGGTCGCAGAGGGGCAGGGAAATCCATTACGTGTGCTAATATAGCTAATAACGTATATGCTTCTGGCAAAACTGCCATTTATTTCACTATTGAAATGGACAGTAGATCAATCCTACAGCGGTGTTGTTCTATTGCGACCGGCGTACCTTTCTCTAGGCTCCGCACAAAGAACCTCAGTATAACTGAATGGGAAGCAGTAGCCGGATGGTGGGCTGGAAGATACAAAGATAGTCAAGAAAAATTAGCAGAGTACCGAGACCATCGGAACTTTGAAAAATTCCATGATACACTAAAAACAGGTTGCGAGCTTCTCCCAACTCAGCAGCTTGATGTAGTTTATGATGCTTCTTTGACTATAGCAAAAATACGGTCTGAACTTGATAAAAAAGTGAAAAGCAAGATGGACGTTGGCGTAATTATCGTGGACTACATCAATCAAGTTAAACGTTCTAAACAACCCTCTCGGGGAGGGCAATATGATTGGACGGAGCAGATAGAAGTTAGTAAGGCACTCAAAAGCATGGCACAGGAATACGAAACCCCAGTATTCTCGCCATACCAAACGGACGCTAGTGGCGAAGCACGTTTCGCTAAAGGCATACTAGACGCAGCTGACGCTGCATATAGCTTAGAGACCTGGGAACAGGAAGATGCTTGTATGACATTTAATTGTGTCAAAATGCGCTCTGCTTCTATGCGTTCGTTTACCTCTACAATGGACTGGGAGACTATGAAGATTGGGCCAGATACTGCCCTGTCTCCAAAGGAGCGAGAGGATAATGACCAGAAGACTGGCGAAGAGATAAGTGATATATAAAAATAGTTCTTGACAATAACGTTAAAATAGAGTATAATATATGCGAATGTTGGTATTTTTATTGATGGTAATAGTAGACGGTGAGGAACAAGGTACTCAAAACATGTACTTTGCAAGTATAAATACTTGTAATTATTATGCCGATCGTATAGAGCAT